AATGTCATGTGTGGAGATTGTTTTATACCCAACATATCAAACCATTTATCAGCTTCTGATTGCAGGATACTGGCCGCTAATGGTCTAAACATTTCTCTCCCTTTTAATTTATTCATAATGTCTTTATTTTCTTTTTTTATAGGAGACATTAATAAAGACCTATTACCTAAAGATCGTGGACCAGCTTCAGATCTTCCTTGAAAAAAACCAACTATATTATTTTGTATTAATAGATCAGTTACTTTATCAAGTCCCGTATTTTTTAAACATTTCATTTATTTCTTTATGTTTTTCTAAAATTTCTCTTGGAACAATTTTTTTATAATTATATTTTTTTTGTTTAATTACATTTGTTCTAATAGTTGTTTGTGCAAGAGAGGTATCTACTTGATCTAGATTTTTAAATCTATGATTAAAATGTGGAATGTTTAAAAAATCGTACAAGTCTTTAATTGTTTTTTGAGGGTTTTTGCAAAAATTTTTATATTTAATTATGTGTAAATTTTTTTTATAATTTTTAGTTAAATAACTTAAAGCCAAAGCTGCTTGACCTATTCTTCCATTTTCTGAAAATAAAGTATCACAGTAAGAGTAAACATCTAATGGTCTTTCTAATGTAATCCAAGAGCCAACTATTTCTTCTAAAGGTCTTACTAAGAATATAAATTTTTTAGGTAAAAATTTATATTTTTTTAAAAGTAAACAATTTCCAGGAGTTCCCCATCTACCTTGATCTATAATGTAATCTTTTTTTATATCTTTGTAGTAATTATTAAAAGTATTTTTAATTACATTTTCAAGAAATTTATGGTTGTTAGATTCTTCAGCAAAACTATCTTTTATTAAATGTAGTCTATAAACTATTTCAGGAGTTAAACTATTTGAACCTAAATAAATATTAGGGTTTTGATTTAAAATAGATCTTAACAATGTGTTTCCACACCTAAAAACCCCTGACAAAAAATATATGTCTTTCACAAATAAATATATAACAGAAAATAATTTAAAGTCTAGTCTGGAAGTATACTTCCTTTTTCTACGCTAATCCAAGATGTAGTTCCTTCATCCCAAGCCCAGCCATCACCATTTTCTTGTTGTGCTGGCATTGCTATTGGAGGTTCGTAGCATCCTGTTTCTGTATTTAAAACCCAAGATGGGTTTCCATTTGGTTTAGGAACTATAAAAGCATCTAAATCTGAATCGTAAGTATAACCTATAGCAGCAAAATTTTTCCTGTAAGGTGTTCCACCAAGACTATGTTCGTTCCCTACTGTATTATAAGAAGTTTTTTTCCAAATAGCATCTGGCTCATTGTACAGTGTTCTTAAAAAAGCTTGACCATCTGCTTCACTGTCTGCCGTATCATTGTTAACTACAACCACTCTTCGAACAATATTATTTTCATCTATTTTTGCAAAATGTGCCATTATGTTGTTAAACTCCCAGAACCTGTATATTTTAAAACTTTAAAAGCACCAGAGTCACTTACAGTTGGTGATCCTGTTGTTTGACCTGTGTATTTAGATGCAGGTATTTTTAATATTACAACTCCTGATCCACCTGAAGTTCCTGGTTTGGCTTGTGCTGTTTGAGGTGAATGAACTCCTCCACCAGATGATCCGCCACCGCCGCCAGTGTTAGCTTGTCCAGATTGACCTGTTTGAGCTTGACCGTATGCAAATCCGAATCCGCCTCCACCTTGTCCACCAGGGCCGTTTGTTGCTCCACCACCGCCAGCATAAAAAACAGCTGATCCTGTAATTGAATTTTCTATTCCATCCCCTCCGTGACCTGCCCCATCTGTTCCCCCATCTTCTGCTGCTCCGCCACCAGCTCTTCCTCTATTTCAGAATTTGTTGGCTCACCATCATTACCTTGAGAAGGTGTTGTGCTAGGAACGTTTCCAGATCCTGGACTACCCCCAGAGCCTCCTTCAAAAACGCAACCCCCTCCAGAGCCTCCTTGTGCTCCATCACCTTTGTTTCCTATAGAGTTAGGACTAAAACCTCCACCGCCGCCTGCTGATGATATGTCTGTGATTCCTGGACCTGTAGCTGATGAAGCTTGACCATTATTTCTTGCACCATTTGTAGCAGTTGGTGCTCCGCCTCCACTACCAACAGTGACTGTAATTGTTTGTCCAGCAGGAGGGTAAGGTTGAAGGGATGTTCTGAAACCTCCCGCTCCGCCTCCTCCGCCATTATTATTTCCTGATATTCCGCCGCCGCCAGATCCACCAGCGCCAACGACTAGCATTTCAATTGTAGGGGCTACTCCGCCTGATCCAAAACCAAGAATTTGATATCCAAACATATTCTATTCTCCTTATGCGTCGTTTGCAGCGTCAGTAGTGAAGAATAATTTAATACCTAATAATTTAGCATCTGCTGACAAAGTGTCACTACCATCATCTGCATCTCTAAATATTTGAAAAAACACATATTCATCAGTGCTAGGAGAACCAGATATAGTAACCGCTGAACTTTCAGCTGATACATCTAAATCATTTGCTGTACCACTATGGGCTTTAGTTACACCCACTGCTGTTCCAAAACCATTATTTAAACTTTGATCATCTGCTAAAGCAACAGCTTGCAGTTTAAAAATTGCATTACCAGTGTTTGTACTATCTGCTGTAAAAAATACTTGAAAAGTTACTGTACCTTCATTCCATGATTTAGGAAAAGCAACAGCAAACTGTGCAAATTCATCTGATGAAGCATCAAAATCTAAAGTTTTAAGTTCAGGGCCATTTCCCATTTCTGTTTGTGCTATATCTGCACAACCATCTGTTGTGTTAGGATACATAGCAGTTGCTGGAACCCAAATAGTTTCTTTACCAGCGACTTTAACCGCTGAACCACCTGCTTGAACTACACCATTTCCGTTTGGAGCAATATTAATATTCCCGTCTGCTCCATCAGTTATTGTAATTGAACCTGAGTTAGTTCCTGAATTTGTATCTAATACAAGGTCGTGAGTGCCACTTGTTGTAAGTGTAGCTGCGGCAGCACCAGTTCCTATTCTAGTTTCTCCAGTTCCTTTTGGTTTTATGTGAACATCAACGTTTGTTTCTCCACTTGCACCTATGATTGGTGGATTACCTGTTGCAGCGTTAGTTATTTCTAATTCATTTACTGCTGAAGTTGTTGTTTGAAAAATAACTTGTTCGTTTCCATTTGCGTCTGCAATAAAACCTGCGTCTGCAATTTTTGGAGCTGTTAAAGTTTTATTTGTTAAAGTATCTGTTGATGAAGCAGTTATAAATCCACAATCATCAATATCTGGATTTGTTCCATCATTAGCAGTAGCATAAACTAATTTTACTGCACCAGGAGTAACAGTTATACTGTTTCCCGAACCTGTAACGTATTTGAATACTACGTTTTGTGACCCACTTGTAGAATTTTTTAAAACATAAAGACCTTGAACATCAATCGGAATAGTAACGTTTCTAGAAGCTGAGATAGTTCCAGTAAATTCTATAATTCTATGTGCAAGAGTTGCACCTGTCGATCCGTCAGATACACTAAGAGTTGTGTCTCCTGAATCTGATACTGCTTGTGTAGTAAAACCTCCAGCTATTTGTTCTATAATTTGTAAATTAGTATTGGTTTTCGTCCCCCATGTACCAGCGTTTTCACCAGTTGCCTGAAGTTCTATACCTAAAGGTGTGTATGTCGATGCCATAATTTTTATCTCCTATGCAGCGTCACTATAACTTGTATTTGATCCAGTTGCAACATTAGAATATGTATCATTGGATCCTGTTGACTCGTCACTATACGATGTATTTGAGCCACTGTCAACATTACTGAAAGAATCATTTGATCCTGTATCAATGTTTTTATAGGCTTGTATTCCAATTGAAGGATCTACAAAAGTAGCTTGTAATCCAGTTAAACCCATTACATCTGATGGAGTTATAGACCCAATTGAAGATGTTGCAGCTATACCTGTTAAAGGAACACCTATGGCAGAAACTATGGATCCTACAGCAGATGTAGATTGAACACCTGTTATGTCAATTATTTGTGCATCATCAATTGTTAGTTCTCCCACACTTGCTGTTGATGAAACACCGTTAATTGCTGCTGGTCCAAATTCTAATCCTAAAGTTCCAACATTAGTTGTTGAAGAAACACCTGAAACTGCACCAGCTGGACCAAACTCTAAACCTAAAGTTCCTAAACTAAAACTAGCCTCTTGACCTGTTATCGCTGGTGTTGAATCAATTGTAAAAGTTACACTTCCAAGGTTTGTTGTTAATTCTTGACCAGTTAAAGGTTGTCCTATTTCTACAGTTGCATCAAAAGTTCCTCCCCAAACTTCATTGCTACTCCATGTATTTTGACCCCAACTATTTCTTGCTGAAATGTTGGCCTCCATACTTTGACCAACTACATTAACAATTTCATTAGGAGACTCTCCCCAAGAATTATCATTCCAACCATCTCTACCCCAACCAACTAAAGTTCCTGCATAAGATAAAGTTGGTGTTGCAAAGTCTGATTGTACTCCAGTTAATTCTGCACCTATACCAATGACTACTTCACCAATTTGACTTCTCATTATTTTGAGAAGTTCAGTTCCAGAAGGTGGGTCTGGAATCATTTCTAGAGGAACACCAATACCATGAACAGCTGTTCCTAAAGAAGATGTAGCTTCAACTCCAGTTACAGCTACAGTTTCATCAGCAGCCTCATCCCAATCAGCGTCTCCCCAAGCTAATCTTCCCCAACCTGTTTCATTAAATTCTTCAGAATCACCTAAAGAAATTGTTGCAGATAAACTTGTTAATGTAACGACTGGATTATCACTTTCTCCATAAGGTTCTTCACTCCAACCAGCTCTGCCCCAACCTTGATTAGCTCCTGAAGTTACATCTCCAATAGATGTAGTTGCAGATAGTCCTGTCAAAAGAACTAATTCATCAGTAGCTTGTCCCCATGAACCACCAGTGTTCCAAGAGTCAGCACCCCAACCACTTGAAATAGCATCGGTTGTGCCCCAACGGCCTGTGCTCCAGGTTGTGCCTGACTCATTCCAAGTATTAGCCATAAGGTTTTACCCCCTTATGCTATACGAATGATTGCGTTACTTGCGTCTGCTGTTGGAAATTGAATTGTAAATGTTCCGCTAGAAACTGTTTTGTCGCCACCGAAAGCGATAACAGCAACAGCTTTATTAGACTCAGAAGAATTATAAATTAATGCACCATTAGCTGTGAAAGATGCTGAAGTAAAACTTACATCTGAAAAATCACAGAATGCAGTTGTCCCAGATGTTGTTGGTGTAACACTTGTTAAAGTCGCACCACCTGAACTGTATGCAGATCCTGATGTATTTGAAATTTCATTGTCAGTTGAAAAAGCAGTTGTTGCTGCACCTAAAGACGCAGAACTTGTGTATAAAGCTATTTTAAAAGTATCACCACTAGAAGCAGTAAAATTGTGTGTACCCACTAAAATTTCTTGTTTGAAACTTGTGCAGATTGCTGATGATATAGCCATAATTTTTCTCCTACGGGTTCGGTGAATTTATTGGAATACGAACAGCACCATCAGTATAGTCATCTCTTCGTCTTCTACCAATTTGTTCACTAGCGAACTTTTGTACTTCTTGTTTATATTTATTTTCATATAATGTCAACATATCCATTGGACCTTTTAAAAATGAGTATGCCTCTGATAGACAGCAATATAACAGTCCGTTTGGAAAGTTAAGACTGATGTAGTTAGTGTTATCACCCTCTAATAATGCTGGTGCTGCATTGTAGTGAACTCTAAATGAATAAGTTTGATCTGGAACTGGAGCAAACATCATTCTTCCAGATGTTGTGTCAGACTCTCCTGTTGCACCACCAAACATAGCATAGTATTTAGGTTGCCCTCTTTTAGCTGATTCTGTTGATGGAACATATTCTTGTAAATATGAAATGTCTTTTTTTTCTAAAAATACGTTTGATCCTGTAGTAGCAGAAGTAGAATCGTAAACTTGTATGGCTCTAATAAAAACTGCTCCTGCTGGAGCGTTAATTGTTTCTTGACCTACAACTAA